TCATGCCTTGTCTCCCGCCGCGCCGAAGCCGGCGATGGCCTGCTTCCAATCGGTGCCGCGCAGGTTTTCCTCGATGGCCAGCAATTCGATCGCCATCGCGCCTTCGCGCGTGGTCGCCAATCCCTGATCGATGCTGCGCTTGGTCAGCCGCACGGTGAGCGGCGCGGCGCGAGCGATGGCCGCCGCCATCTGCGTGGCTTCACCCGCCAAGGCCTCGGGCGCGTACACCTGATTGACCAGGCCAATCTCGCGCGCCTCGGCCGCGTCGAAGCGGCGGCCGGTGAACAGCAGTTCCTTGGCCTTGCGCGCGCCGGCCACGCGCGGCAGCCGCTGCGTGGCGCCGACCGTGCCCCAACCCACTTCCGGATAGCAGAACGTCGCGTCGGACGAGGCCAGCACAAAGTCGCACGCCGCGGCGATCTCGCAACCGGAACCGAACGCCGCCCCCTGCACCACCGCGATCACCGGCTGCGGCATGCGTTCGATGGCGGCATAGGCGGCAAAACCCTGCACCCGGCGCGCCGTCATTTCCGCATTGGACATGCTCTTACGCTCCTTGAGGTCGGCGCCGGCGCAGAATGCCGCGCCGGCGGCGGCGATCAGCACCACATGCGCGTCCGGATTGGCAGCCAATTGCTGCATGGCCTGCACCAACTCGGCGCACATGAGGGAATTGAGCGCGTTGCGGCTGTCGGGGCGGTTCAGCGTCACCGTGGCGACACGGTCCTGCACGTCCAGCAGGATCGTGTGGAAAGTCGGGGTCATGCCTGCTCCTGATGTTTTAGGTATGGGGCCGGGGTCCGCGCAAGGCGCGGCGCCCCTGGCCATGCCAGGCAATATAGGGCATATAGTTGATTTAATCCACTAATTTTCGGTTGTTATCCAATGGTGTTACACTTGCGCCCCTGGTCTTTCCCTGGAATATCAAGGCACTAGACGCCCCGCCGGGCCAGTGCGATTCCCAGGAGAGGCCACGCCGCCCGTCTCGCCGTAGTTAACGGCGAATCCTACAGGCCGGAAACCCGCATAAATACTGGGTTTAGGCATTGTGCTGTAGTAGTTTTGTAGTAGTTCCAGCCAACGGCCCTACGCCTTTCCCCTGCACTCCCGCAAGCGATCCAGCACACCGCTGCATCCCGCCTCCGATTGCTACATCCGATCCACCGTTTGCAGCCACGCTCTCGCGGTATGTATGCTGGTAGGCATCGCGTCGAGGGGAATATCTATGTGCGGTCGAATCGTTCAGAAGTCCGCGGCCATCGACTACGTGGAGACCATCTGGCCGAAGTCTCGCCTCTCGTTTTCTGACCCTGCCGGCCCGCGCTTCAATGTCTCGCCTGGCACCCGCCCGCTCACATTGCATATGCTTGTCGACGCGGAAGGAACGATTGCACGCCTGCCCTGGGGTTACAAGCGTGCCGACTCGAAGCACTTCATGATTAATGCGAAGTTGGAGACGATCCTCAAGAACGGATGGCCTTGGCGCTTCCTGTTCAATGGCGGACGCATCGTCGTGCCGGCCGATGGCTGGTATGAATGGCCGGCGCTACCGGATGGAACCAAACAGCCCCACTACATTCATCCGCGAGATGGCGCGCCTTTGATGTTGGCGGCGCTCACTGCGTGGCGCCCAGGTGCTGAACTCGACGCAGAGCATGGATTTGCCGTCGTGACCAACGACACGCGCGGCGGCATGATCGACATCCACGACCGGCGCCCGGTTGCCCTCCCCCCCGAAGCCGCGCGCCGGTGGGTGAATCCCTCAACGCCCACCGACGACGCCCGCCAGCTACTGCGGGACGGCATCGAAGAATCAGCCTTTGCTTGGCATAGGGTCCGCCAAGAGGTTGGAAATACCAAGTACCAGCTACCCGACGCCATCCAACCTGCGTAGGCGAGGTGTCATCCGGCCGGCGGGGTAAGCAGCGGTATGCCTACGCCGTCGAATATCTCCGCAACCCTCACTGCAACACCTGATTTGTCGATGCGCTGCGGCGCTGCCACGCGCACGAGTTCAAAACCAATGTGAAGCACAGAAAGATATTGCCTTACGGCGCGTTGGAATTGCTCAGGCTCTACGCTCGAAAATATCGTGCTCAGTCTCAGCCTTCCGCCGCCTGCCTTTTCTAGCTGAATGCCCGCTCCAATCCCTTGAGAGTTCGGATGCGCTCCCATATCTATCAATTGCTCGTACACAGGATTTATTAACCGACGCAAGTTGTGGGAACGTGCGTTCAAAGCAGTCATGAGGCCGTTCCAACCAAACGCCCGCCGGCATTGCGCTCTGGCCTCAGCGCTACTTCCTCGACGGGCCCAAACTTTACGCAAGGCCGGATCATGTCTCAAGACGCAACCATAGACTCCGCACTCAATAGCGGAACGCATTAACGCCTGGGCTTCGTACAACTGCCCTGCAAACAGGAGGCGGGCTGCAGCGTTTTGGCCTGACGCCATCCGAGCGAAAAGGACGATTGCGATTTGCTCACTAGGGTCAGCGCTGTGGAAGATTTCAGGCATCCGCATGCTGAACTCCTCCTCGAACGCCAGAATAGGTTCAACGACGTCGGCATAGTTCACAAATGTGGCGTGGGCTTGGCCCTCCAACATTGAGAACCAGCTCGTCAACTTCCGATCCGGCCACCCAGCAGGAACGTGGACCGTGGTTTCTTGCGCTGCGGCGATGGTCGACTTCAACGTTTTTTCAGTGTGCATAGTCTGTCCTGCCTGTGAAAAGCAGGCTCATCAAATTGAGGGCCTTTCGATAGCGTGAAGGCATCATATCCGCGCCGGCAATCACTGGGTCAAGGATGCAGCAACCTGCAGCGCCTGGCCTACGCGCCGCCGGTGGACGCCGCAAGCTGCTGGCCACGTCCACCGCGCCACCTGCAGTGACAGCGCCTGGCCAGCGCGCCGCCGGCCACCGCCGCGAGCTGCTGACCACGTCCACCGCCACCTGCAGCGCCGGCACCTGGCCAGCGCGCTGACGGCCGCCGCCACGAGCTGCTGGCCACGCCCACCGCCACCTGCAGCTCGGGCACCTGGCCAAGGCGCCGGCGGGTGCCGGAGCGCGATCGAGGATTCAGAGCGACGACGACGAGCGCACCAGATCCCGGCGTGACAGAGGGGCCTTTCAATATTTCGGGAGGGGCTGGGAAAAACCTAACCTTCCTAACCATCCATACCGAATCGGCCGGAGCGCCTTTATTCATGCGGGTTTCCAAGGTTTCGGAAAGCCTAACCTTTTCCTAACCAAAGCCTAACCCGGTTAGGTTTCTACACCCTAACTTTATAGAAAAAACATATCCATATAAATCAATAACTTATGAATGGGTCAGGTTTTTGGTTAGGTCAGGTTAGGTTTTAAACCTAACCATTAATTTCCATATACATCAATGACTTAGATATCAAATCCGGAGGTGGTTAGGAAGGTTAGGTTTTTCCCAGCCCCTCCCCAAGATATGCGCGACAATTGCGACCTTTCTTAGAGGCAACCATCTTTGCCAGTCCAGGTCTCGAGCGGTGCTCGCAAAATCAGGAAACTCGAATGGCTGAATATTCCAAGCGAAATATGTCCATCGGCATGCTCTTGGCCGCCACACTCGCCGCCACCGTCGCCGGCTCGGAAGAAAAGTTGCCCACAGTTTTGGAGGGCACATTTCTGGAAGCCCCGCTGTATTCCCTCCATATAGGCAACACAATCATTTTTAACTTGGCTGGTGGCCTATTCATAAGCATTGTGTTTTGGCTGCTGATGGTGGAGATTCCCGAACGGAAAACTCGCAGCTTGGTCCGAGAACAACTGATGCGCGCCTATGAAGACATCCGCATTAAGTTGCTGTTTATCTTGTTGGATGCGGCCGGAGAATATTCATTCGGCGATTTCAAAGCAGCCAAAAACCCAGAAGGGTTCCAGGGTCACTTCGAGACACCTGTAGGAAAAACACAAACGCGTTGGGACCTCGTTTACACCCAAATACTTGGAGGCGAGGACATAAACCGACGCCTGCACGGGCAGTTTGAAGCGTTAGCAAATGCCATCACGCACGCGCTGGCCCGAATCCCGCCGCGAAACGCGGAGGCACACGACATGCTGCACGACTTGGCGCGACTTTTGATGGACTTGCGTGTGATGTGCACACCGGGACGCCGGCTGCATGAGTCGGACGCCAAGCACGTCTCACGTGAGCTGTGGACGATGTTCATCACGGGCCACTCCCCCTCTGACAGCGACCCCAACGCAATCCCGATTTGGATATCCAAGCTCTAGTTGTCTCAGATGCGTCCCAACTGCGTCTATCTGCGTCGTCCGGCACGGCACTAGAGCACCACCTAGAAGCCCGCCTATCCTGGCAACGACGGATGGTGCAGGGGTGAGTCTTTTCTCGCGCATTTAGCGCGCAGGCGTGGAGGGGGGAAGACTGCGCGCCAGAGGTGGTGACGGGTCGAAATACTGTATATTTATACAGTGCCTTGAGGTGCCCATCATGACCATGCTCGACCGCCCCCCACCAACGCCCATGTCTGCGGCTCGCATACGCGAGCTGTACGCCCGCAACCCGTCGCCCGAGGGGTGCGCCTTGGCCTGGGAAATCTGGCGCCTGCAGCGCGTCCTCATCGCCTTGGAAGCTGGCATGCGGAACGCGGCAAGCTTGCGCCATCGTCAGGACGTGATCGACCACGTCACCGGCCTGCTGGAATACATCCAGGGCGAACCCTGTCTGACCGAGCCGCTGGCAGTCAAACAGGGGCGCAAGCGCGGCGAGTGTCGGTAGGGCCAGGCCTGCAGACCACCGCGCCGCGCGGACGAAAAAAAGCCCCGCTGATGCGGGGCGTATGCCTGTGGCTCGGGCGCGCTACTCGTCGCCTTCTCCTGGGATCGTGTAAGGCTTAAAACGCACAACCTCATCCCCCAGCCAGTCATTGATTTCCAGGAACTTGGCCTGCAGCGGCTCCAGCTCGTTACGCGCGAACACCTTCGCCGCCGATATCGGCGTGCCAAATCCGCCCGAGTTCGTCGGCACCAGACCCATGAGCTGCGGCGGCACCCGATGCGCGGCGAGCACGTCATCGCGCGACACGTTCTTGATGTTGAAAAAGTCATCGCGCGCGGCCACCTCGCTAACCGGGATGATCTGCATGCCGTCTTTCTTGCCGCCGGGCGCATAGACAAAGAGGTTGCGGAAGTTGCCCGGCCCCTTCGAGTTCTTCATCGCCTCGCGGATGTCATCGACATAGCCACCGTCCGGCAGGGTGTCCGTCACGTACATGATGAATCCCGCATGACTGCCGTTGTGGTAGTACTTGCGCCGGAACAGCGTCGCGGACTCGTTCAACCATGCAGCATTGAGCGCGGCCAGGTACTCGGGAAGGCCATAGATTTCCTGGTTGATGTCCGGTTGCATCAGCTGGCACACCGTGCCGGGGCGGAATTCATGCTCCTGGCCGGAACTGGGCAGAAAGAAGAAGCGGCCAGGTTCAACGCCGCGCCGCGTGTACTTGGCAAGCGCGTGCTTCATCATGATCAGCTTGCCCGTCATGCTGTCCAGCCGCTCCGCGTAGGTGTTGCCGAAGGTCAGAAAATCGATAGCCATTTTCAGGCAGGTATCACGGCCAAATGCGGGATGCGGCAGCAGCGTGGAGGCCAGGATATTGGCCTTGAAGTAGATAGCCGAACTATGGTGCGGGCTGGCCCGGAACGTCTTGGACAGGCCGCCGAAATTGACGGGCGGCTCATACCAGCGCCCATTGCGCCAGCACTCCAGATAGTCCAGTATCTCGCGCCGATCAAGCACCGGCACCGGATCACCGAAGGTGAAGGCCTCGACCTTTTCAGGCATGGGCGCCGGCGCAGCGCTGGCCGCCTTGCTTTTCCGTTTCATCCGTAAATCTCCATGAAGCTTTTTCCGACGCCTGCGGCGCCTTCCAGGGGTTCCCAATCCAGCGCGTGCATCAGCGCCCAGGCCAAGTCAGCGTGTCCGGTCTCGCTGGCCCGGCCGGCGTCGTATGTAACACTGCGCCCGCTGGCGGTTGTGGTCTTGCGAATTGCCATGAGCGACTGCGCCAGGTCGGTGGCGCCGGCGTCGAACTCCAGGCGTTTGTTGCGGATCACGTCCCCGGCCTTGAGCACCAGGCGGCCTTTGACCTCGGGCGAATAGCTGTAGGACCGGACGCCGGGAAAAAACTGCTTCACCAGTTGGAACACGCCTTGCCCCATGCCGGTGGCGTCGATACCGATGTAGGCAACGGCGTACCGCTTCGTGATTTCCTCAATCTTTTTGGCCTGCGCTGCGAAGTCCATCCCCCTGAACTGGTGATACTCCAGCACGCGAAACTTGCCGCCGGGGGTGCGCGGCGCTGCCAACACGACACAACCGGCGGAATCCCCCGACAGCGACGGGTCATAGCCCACCAGCACCGGCCAGTGTCCGTAGGGCCGCAGCAGAAATTTCTGCACATCGACCCACTCGACCATCGAATCCACCATGCAGCCCTGCAGCACCGACAGCGGGAAGATGGATGCGGTGTCATCGATGAAGCCGCACATCAGCAGGTTTTCGAACTGATCGGGGCTGTACTCAAGCCGCAGCTCATCGATGTCGAACAGGTTGCAGCCGCCAGCCTCGGCGTCCAGGATGGTGACGATCTGCCGCCAGATGCGGTCATCACACTGGTGGCCATTCTTCAAGATCGAGTGCGCCAGCTCAATGGCCACTTGCTCGCGCTTGGCGCGGCGCTTGTTGAACACGTCGCCAGTCCAAAGTGGATAGGCTTCGTGGGCCATGCTGGACGGGGTAGAAAAATAGGTCTTGCGCCAATGCTTGTGCAGCGCCATGCCGCTGGCCACCTTGTTCAACTCCGCGAACTTCGGCACCCAGAAGAACTCATCGAAGTAGAAATTGCCGTGGTAGCTCTGCGCCGTGCGTGCGTTCGTCCCGAGAAAGTACAGGTGCGCGCCGTTCGGCAAGACGATGGGATCGCCCTTGAGATCGACGTCCGCGGCCTCTCGCGCGAATTGAATGATGTACTGCTTGAAGACGTGCGCCTGCGCCTTCGAGGCGGACAGGAAGATTTGATTTCGGCCCGTCCTGATCGCATCGTCCAGCGCCTCGCGCGCGAAGTACCAGGTTGCCCCAATCTGCCGCGACTTGAGGATCATCCGGGTGCGCTGATCGCCATTTCGCAGCCAGACCTTCTGATAGTCGAATAGGGAATCACGGAACGCCTGTGACAGCTTTTGCGCCTGTTCGTCGCTGATCGCGTTGCGCTCGGGCTTGCGCTTCGGCCCCGCGTTGCGCCGGTCAAGCGCGGGGTTCAACGTTGAATCCCGCCCGTCCTCATCGAACTTGCGCACGCGCGCCGTGCGCTCAAGCTGGCGCCCCAGCAGGTCGATTTCCTTGAAGTCGCGCCCGTCCTTCTCAGTCTTGGCGATGAGCGTACATAGGCGGGCATCAAGTGCGGTCTCTACGCGCTCGACGGGCGAAGCCTTGTCCCAGCCGTCACGCGTTTTCCAACTGTGAACCGTGGTGCGCTTTTCGCTCAGGTGGCGGGCAATGGACGATATGCGCCAGCCCTGCCAGTACAGGTCACGGGCGACGCGGCGCGGGTCGATGTGGTGGGTGGATTGCAACATGCCGCCATCCTGCCGGGCTTCTCCGCGCGCGCGTGAAGCCGTCTCTTCTGGATCGCACGCGCACAACGCCGCGCCGTTGAGTGGCCGGGCGGCGGGGGCCAGTATGGCAACACCCGAACACCACCGACGAGCCAAACCCTATGAAAAAAGACCGCTGGTTTACCGTGGCCACCGAAGGCCAGACCACCGATGGCCGCAACATCCAGCGCACCTGGCTGGAAGAGATCGCGGCGACCTACAACCGCGAGAAGTACGGCGCGCGCATCTGGATGGAACATATTCGCGGCGTCGTGCCGGAAAGTCCGTTCTGCGCCTACGGCGATGTCCTGGCCGTGCGCACCGAAGAAAACGATGAAGGCAAGCTCACGCTGCAAGCGCAGCTCGACCCCACTCCCGCGCTGGTGTCCATGACGAAGGGCCGCCAGAAAATCTATACGTCCATCGAACTTCAAGAAGACTTCGCCGGCACCGGCAAGTGCGGCTTGGTCGGCCTGGGCGTCACCGACAGCCCGGCCAGCCTGGGGACCTCCATCCTGCAATTCGCCGCCAAGAATCCCGCATCCAACCCGCTTGCTGGCCGCAAGCAGTCGCCGGAAAACCTGTTCTCCAGCTTGCTGGAAACGCCCCTGAACTTCGACGAAGACGCCAAGCCCACCGACGAAACCGCCAAGGCCCTGCAAGGGTTCGCCGCCTTCTTCCGCTCCCTGCTGCCGGGCCAGTCGCAAGCCGCAGCACCGCAGCCCCCGCAGGTGGCCACCGCGCCCGTTGACGTGGCCGCCGCAACACAAGCCTTCAACGCGCTGGAAGCTGCGATCAAGAAAACCACCGGCGATCTGGCCGACGCCGTGACCAAGGTCAGGACCGAGATGGAGGAATTCAAGAAGAACGCTGCGACGGCCAAGGAATTGGCCGACCTGCGCGCCCAGCTCGACAAAACGCCCGGCAACTTCTCCCAGCGTCCGCCGGCGGCCGGCGGCGACGGCCGCGTGAAAACCGACTGCTAACGCGGGCCGATCCCGACCCTTCAAACCCAAACCGGAACCACCAAATGCGCAACGATACCCGCGTCCTCTTCAACGCCTATCTGCACAACCTCGCCGAACTCAACGGCGTCGACAGCGTCACGCAGACCTTCAACGTCGTGCCGTCCGTGCAACAGACGATGGAGACCAAGATTCAAGAAAGCTCGGCCTTCCTGACCAAGATCAACATGATCGGCGTCACCGAGCAGCAGGGCGAAAAGCTGGGTCTGAACCTCTCCGGCCCCATCGCCTCGCGTACCGACACCAAGGTCAAGGACCGCGAACCGCGCGACCTGACTACGCTGGACGTGAACGGCTACTACTGCCGCCACACCGATTTCGATTCCTTCATCCCATACGCCAAGCTCGACGCCTGGGCGCATTTCAAGGACTTCGAGATCCGCATCCGCGATCTGCTGATCCAGCGGCAGGCGCTCGACCGCATCATGATCGGCTTCAATGGCAACAGCGTGGCGACCACGACCAACCCCAACACCAACCCGCTGCTGCAGGACGTGAACAAGGGCTGGTTGCAGAAGATGCGCGAATACGCGGAAGAGCGCGTCATGAACGAGGGCAAGACTCCGGGCAAGGTCCAAGTAGGCGCCAGCGGCGACTACAAGAACCTGGATGCCCTGGTTTACGACGCCATCACGCTGCTGGACCCGTGGCACCGCGAAAATGCCGGCCTGGTCGCCATCGTCGGCCGTGGCCTCATGCACGACAAGTATTTCCCGCTGGTCAACCAGGACAGCCGCGCCACCGACACGCTGGCGGCAGACCTCATCATCAGCCAGAAGCGTATCGGCGGCCTGCCGGCGGTGCAGGCGCCCTTCTTCCCGGAAAAGAAGGTGCTCATCACCCCGCTGGATAACCTGTCGCTGTACTGGCAGATTGGCGGGCGCCGCCGTCACATCGATGAAAACGCCAAGCGCAGCCGCGTGGAGACCTACGAAAGCTCCAACGATGACTACGTCGTGGAAGACTATGGCCAAGCCGCCATGGTCGAAAACATCGAGCTGGTGCAGGCCTGACCATGACCAGCCCCGCACAACAACACCGCACGCGGGTGCTGGCCGCCCGCGCGAGCGCGGCCGATGGTGACGCGCCCGCAGTCATGGGCGGCATCTACGGCCAGATGATGGCCAAGCTCACCCAGGACCGGCGCCGCCTGCACGACATCCAGTCCGTGGAGCGCAAGGTAGCTGTGAAACGCGACCTGGTTCCCGAGTACGCCGACTACCTGCAAGGTGTATTGGCGGGCGACGGCGGCCAGCCTGATGAGGTGGTGACCACGCTGATGGTGTGGCACTTTGACATCGGCGAATTCGCGCCCGGCCTGCAGCTCGCCGACTACGTACTGCGCCATGACCTGCAACTGCCGGAACGGCTCAAGCGCAACACGGCCACCCTGCTGCTGGACGAGGTGGCCGGCCAGGTCGCCAACGGCGCAGTGTCCAAGCCCGAGGAGGCCATGCAGGTGCTGCAGGAAGTCGCGCGCCTGGTGGACGGCCAGGACGCGCCGGACCAAGCCCGCGCCAAGCTGCACTTGGCTCTAGGCAAGACGCTGGCGGCCCAGGCCGGCGAAGAGCCGCGCGGCCCGCAGCTGGAAATGGCGCGGGCCAGCGTCGCACAACTGCGCCGCGCCGTGGAGCTGCACAGCGGCGTGGGCGCGAAAAAGCTCATCGAACAGCTGGAACGCAAGATCAAGAACGCCGGCGACGCCGGCTAACCGAGTGCCCCCAAGCGCACGGCGGCGCGGGCGGAAGGCCGGTCACAGACCGGCTGGATGCCCGCCCACCGCCGATTTCATGAGAACAGGCCATGAGCTTCATCGCAACCGCACCCGCGCCCCGCACCGAACCGCCGCAGACGGTCGGGAATGATGGCTTTTTCCCGGATATCGACCTGGCCAACGCCCGCGAGACGTTGCGCCTGGATGGAACTGTGACCGAACCGCGCCTGCGCTTCGCGCTCGTTGGCGCCATGCTGGAAGCCGGCAACAGCCTGGCCGCGTGGAAGGCCGTCCAGCGCGCCAACGGCTACACACAGCTCCAGGACGTCCCAGCCGAAAAGATCGACGGCGCCACCCGCCTGGAGCACGCCTACCGCCGCGCCGTCTACAGCTTGGCCAAAGCCGATCTGATCGAGCGCATGACCGACTACGACGCCACGGCCGCCGGCCAGAAGCGGGCGGAATGGCTGGACGAGGCGCCCAGCGACCACCGCCGCAATGCGCGCTGGGCCATCGCCGATGTCGTCGGCGCCAAGCGCAATATCGTGGACCTCATCTGATGAAAGTCCGCGCCCAACAAGGTGACACCGTGGATGCGCTCTGCTGGCGCCACCTAGGCACCACGCGGGACGTGGTGGAAGCCACCTACGAACTCAATCCCGGCCTGGCCGACCTCGGCGCGGTGCTGCCGCATGGCCATGTGGTTGTCCTGCCGGATGCCGCCCCTCAACCTACGGCGGCGCCTGCCGTCAAACTCTGGGACTGAACCCAATGGCCGAACCCTCGACCGTATCGGGCGCCGTGGCCACCACGCTGGTATCTGGCGCGGCCCTGTCGCAAATCCTGCCGCTGATCGATGCAAACGCGGCCTTCGGCGCCGTCATGGGCGCCGCCCTGGTGGCGAGTACCAAGAAAGACCTCACCGCCTGGAAGCGCTTCGTTTCCTTCCTGGTCTCGGGCTTGTGCGGCTACGGCGGCGCCGGCGAAATCGTCGCCCGCGAGCTGGCCAAGGAATCCTTTCTGCCCGCGCTGATCGGCGCGGTCGTCATCGTGCCGCTGGCCCTCAAGCTGCTGGCCAAGGCGCCGGACTTCGACCTCGGAAGCATTTTCCGAGGCTTTGGGGAAAAGAAATGACCGACCTGCACCCTACCCCTGCGCTGTCCCTCATCGCGGTGGCCTGCGCGCTTCTGTACGCCGGCACGGCCAGCCGCTTCCTCTGGTATCAGCCCAATGGCGCGCGCCATCGACGCGTGCTGTCGTGTCTGGCCACCGCACTGATTGCGGCGCTGTTCTGCCGGGCCGTCGAAATCCTGCTGCTGCACTCGCCGGCCAGCCTGTCCGAACTGGTCATCGCCGCGCTGCTGTTCGCCGGCGCCTGGCGCGCGCGCGGCAACTTGGCGACGTTCACCCGAGGGAATCCCGATGTCTGAAATTTTGCGTAAGGGCGCCATCGGCCAGGCCGTGGCCGATCTTCAATCTGATCTGCAGCGCGCCGGCTACAAGGTTGAGCGCACGGCGATCTACGACGACGCCACGCGCGGCGCGGTGGCAGCGCTGCAGCGGGCCACCGGCTTGGTGGTCGATGGCGTCTATGGACCGAAAAGCCGCGCCGCGCTGGCACACCACGATGTGACGCGCTATCTGCGGGAACCCGACCTGATCGCGGCCGCCGAGCGCCTGGGCGTCCCCCTGGCCAGCATCAAGGCAGTGAACGAGGTGGAAGCGAGCGGGCGCGGCTTTCTGCCCGATGGGCGCCCAGCAATCCTGTTCGAGCGGCATGTCTTCCGTGAACGCCTGCGCGAGCATGGCATCGACCCGGCACCGCACACCGCGCGCCTTCCCGCCATCGTCAATCCCAAGCGCGGCGGCTACGCTGGCGGCGCGGCCGAGTACGTCCGCCTCGCAGCCGCGATCCAGATTTGCCGCCCTGCGGCGCTGGAGGCCGCGAGCTGGGGCGCATTTCAAATCATGGGCTACCACTGGCGCCGGCTGGGGTTTGAAAGCGTGGAAGCATTCGTTGCCGCGCAGCAGGAAAGCGAGGGCGCGCAGCTCGCCGCCTTCGTCGGCTTCATCGAGACCGACCCGGGCCTGCATAAAGCCCTAGTCGGCCGCAAGTGGGCGGCATTCGCGCGCGGCTACAACGGCCCGGCCTACGCTGAAAACCTCTATGACGTGAAGCTGGAGCGCGCCTACGCGCGATTCTCCGAAGAAGACGCGGGGCAGGCAGCATGAACACGTTCCTGCGAGCCATCGCGCCCTATGCGGCAACCGCCATCCTGGCCGTGGTGGTTTGGTTCCAGCGTGGCGACATCGCGCGCCAGGATGTCGCCATCACCGCCTATGGCCAGGTGATTGAGCGCCAAGCCAGCGACCTGGCGGACCTGGGAAACCGCATGACCACCCAGCGCCTGGACCTGGCGCAACTGGAGCGCACGCAAGACGACTTCCGCAACGCGCTAGACCAGCGCACGTTCGACCTTGAAAGGCTCAAGAATGAAAATCCGCAAGTTCGCAGCTGGGCTGATACTGTGCTGCCTGATCCTGTTGCAAGGCTGCGCCAGCGCCCTGCCCTCACCGGGGCCGCGGCTTACGCTGAATACCTGCGCACCCGTGACCCCGTGCAGTCTGCCGGCGGCGGCGCCAAGGACTGACGGCGATCTGAACCTGTTGATAGACCGCCTGGAGACCTCCTGGGCTATGTGCGCGGCCAAGGTGGACACCATCATCAAATGCCAGGACGAGGCGAGCCATGCGAAAGGCCAATGAGTTGCGCGAATACCTGACGCGGCACAATGAGTTTCTGTCCACGAACCCCGACAGGCTGCATGTTTTCGTTGACGACGGCAGCGTCCATTGCACGGGAACGCGCAACCTTTCGCATGAATATCGGTACACCCTCACCATCGTGGTGACCGACTACGCAGGCCAGGCCGACACCATCATGCTGCCGCTGCTGGCCTGGCTTCGCGTCAAGCAACCCGAACTGCTGATCAATCCCGACCGGCGCGCCAACGCGATCCAGTTTGATGTTGAGCTGCTGAACCATGAGTCGGCGGACATTGAAATCAAGTTGCCGCTCACCGAGCGCGTAGTAGTGAAGCCATCGGGCGCCGGCGGCGCCCTGATGGCCGAGCATGTGGACGAACCCACCGACGCCGAACTGCCGGCCGACGATGAGGAAATCACCATCGTCATCCCGGGCGCGGCCCCTGTTACCGTCACCGTCCCGGCGTGGCGCCATCCCAATGAGTGACGATTTCTCGGACGTCCAGGCCTGGGCGGCGGCGCTGCTCGCGCAGCTCCGGCCCGCCGAGCGCCGCCGCGTGAATCGCGCTGTCGCCGTGGAGCTGCGCCGCACCGAAGGCCAGCGGATTGCGGCCCAGCAGAACCCGGACGGCACGCCCTACGCCCCAAGGCGTACCAAGAACCTGCGTGGCAAGCGCGGCGCCATCCGTCGCAAAATGTTCACCCGGCTGCGCACCGCTCGATACCTGCGCGTAGAGGCCAGCGACACCGACGCGGTGGTCGGCTACAGCGGCCGCGTAGCGCGCCTGGCCCTGGTTCACCAGGAAGGCCGCAGCGACCGCCCGGCGCGCGGCCAGAAGCCCGTGCGCTACCCGCGCCGCAAGCTGCTGGGATTCACCGAACGCACCCGAGAAATGGTACTCGACACCTTGGCGCGGCATCTGGCCGGCCAAGGCCTGTAGCACGCCGAAGCACAAGGCGCGCCCCGTGCGCGCGCGAAGGCGGCCCGGCAACATGGCCGCTATGCATGAAATCGCCGAACTCTTCCGCCTCATCTCCAACCTGATCCGCATCGGTACGGTTTTCGCCGTCGATCTGTCCAGCCAGCCGGCGCGCGTTCGCGTCGCATCGGGCGACCTTCAAAGCAACTGGTTGCCGTGGCTGGAGCTGCGTGCTGGCACGACAACGACATGGAACCCGCCGACCGTCGGCGAACAAGTCGTTTTGCTGTGTCCTGACGGAGACCCCGCCGCCGGCGTGGTGCTGATGGGCCTGAACTCGGATGCCATCCCTGCCCCGTCCGCCAGCGCCGCAGAACACGTCACGCTTTACCCGGACGGCGCCCGCATCGTTTACGACCACCAGGCGGGCCAGCTCACGGCCGAAGGCATCAAGACGGCAACGGTCACCGCCAGCGAGTCGGCCACCCTCAAATGCCCGGAAATCACCCTTGACGGCAATGTGACCGTGACGGGTCTGTTTACCTATCAGGCCGGCATGAGCGGCAAGAACGGCAAGGGGAACAACACAACTATCACCGGTGACCTTCGCCACACCGATGGCGCGCTTTCGTCCAACGGCGTCGTCTTGCACACGCACACCCATGGCGGCGTGCTGCAGGGCGGCGCGCGTACCCAAGGGCCGGGGGCAGGCGCATGAGCTACATCGGGATGGACGCCAACACAGGCCTGCGGATCAGTGGCCGCCAACACCTGAATCAGTCCGTGACCAAGATACTCACGACTTCGATAGGCACGCGCATTCGCCGGCGCCCCTTCGGCGCCCTGGCCGCCGACCTGATCGACACCCCCACCAATGGCGCCGCCGTCCTGCAGCTCTACGCAGCGGCGGCTACGGCGCTGATGCTGTGGGAACCCCGGCTGCGTGTTCGCAGCTTGTCGGCCAACGTCAACGCAAACCGGCCCGGCGCCGTCGTGCTGAACATCGTCGGCGAAGCCGACACCGGCGACCGCACCGAAAGCGTGTCCCTCTCCACCACCTTGAGCGCCTGACATGGCAAGCCCGAACATCATCGACCTTTCCCAGCTTCCCGCGCCGGACGTGGTGGAGACCCTGGACTACGAACGAATCCTGGAAACGCGCAAGGCGCGGTATCTCGCCCTGTTCGCGCAAGAAGACCGTAACGCCGTGGCCAAGGCGCTGGCGCTGGAGTCGGAGCCGCTGGTAATCACGTTGCAGGAAAACGCCGAGCGCGAAGTCATCTTGCGCCAACGTATCAACGACGCGGCGCGGTCCGTCTTGCTGGCATTCGCGCGTGGCTCCGACCTGGAACACATTGCAGCCGAGTATGGTGTAAGCCGCCTGGTCATCCGGCCGGCCGACCCAGCCGCCGTGCCGCCGGTCGAAGCCGTCTATGAAAGTGACGACGAACTGCGCGAGCGCGCGCAGCTGGCGTGGGAAGGCCTGTCAACCGCAGGCTCGCGCGATGGCTACGTCTTCCATGCCTTGACCGCAGACGGGCAGGTCGCGGACGCGTCCGCCACCAGCCCCGAGCCTTGCGATGTGCGCATCTGCGTACTCGCCCGTGATGGCGACGGCACCGCGCCGGCCGAACTGCTGGACAAGGTACGCGCCAAGCTCAGTGACGAGGACATCCGCCCCATGGGCGACCGCTTGACCGTCCAATCCAGCAGCATCATCACGTACAGCGTGCGGGCGGTTCTCCACATGAAAGGCGAAGGCCCGGGCCGGTCGGTCGCGCTGGAGGCCGCCACGCGCGCGTGTCACGCCTACGTCAACCGGCCCCGCCGCGCCGGCGTATCGGTTTGGCGATCCGCGATCAATGCCGCGCTGCATGTCGAAGGCGTCGCGCATCTCGACTTGATCGAGCCTGCGGACAACCTGGTTCTTGACTCCACGCAGGCCGCCACATGCTTGGCGGTGGAAGTCTCCATTGCGCCCGGCGGTTGAGATGGCGGACAAGCCCACTCTGCTGCCGCCCTCATCCACCCCGGTTGAGCGCAAGCTTGCCCAGGTCGGTGCCGACATCGAGGAAATCCCCTTGCCTCTGCGCAAGCTGCGCCGCGCGAGCGCCACGCCCGCCACGCTGCTGCCCTGGCTGGCGTGGGAAAGATCAGTGGACCGCTGGGACGACGCCTGGTCAGAAGCGGCCAAGCGTAAGGCCATCGCCAATTCTTTCAAGATTCACCAGCTGAAAGGCACCATCGGCGCGCTGCGCCGCGTGGTGGAGCCGCTGGGCTATCTGCTGGAAGTGACCGAATGGCACCAGATGGTGCCAGAAGGTCGGCGCGGAACGTTCCGGCTCACCATCGGCGTTCTCGATGGCGGCATTTCCGAAGCAATGTATTACGAGCTGGGTCGCCTCATCGACAGCACCAAGCGCCTGAGCCAGCACATGACCGGCTTGGCCATCGCGGTGGAGGTGCGGGCGCCCCTGAATCACTGCGTCGTGTCCTATGACGGCGACGAGATGACCGTATACCCCTATCAACCCCAACCCGTGGAAGTCGCGGCCGCCACGCCGGCCGCCCTGGCCACGCACATCATCGACACCCTGACGGTATACCCATGACTACCTATTTCGGAATCCTGACCAAGATCGGCGAAGCCAAGGAAGCCAACGCCAAGGCGCTGGGCGTCCCCGTGAACATCACCGAGCTGGAAGTCGGCGACGGCGGCGGCGTGCTGCCCGTGCCGAGCCGCGAGCAAACCTCGCTGATCGGCTCCAAGCACCGCGCGCCCGTCAATCGCAAATTCGTTGACCCGAACAACCCGGCCTGGCTGGTAGTGGAACAGGTCATCCCGGAGCAGTTCGGCGGGTGGTGGGCGCGTGAGCTTGGATTGCGCGACGCGGACGGCGACCTGATCGCGGTATCCAATTGTCCGCCCACCTACAAGCCGCAGATGGCCGAAGGTTCGGCACGCACGCAGGTGGTGCGTATGGTGCTGCAGGTTTCCAGCACCAGCAATTTCACGCTCAAGATCGATCCGGCCGTGGTGCTGGCCACGCGCGAGTATGTCGACCTTGAAGCCGCCAAGAAGCTGGGCAAGGAAGAAACCGCCGTCGCGGCCAAGAAACTATCCACCGCGCGCAACGTCTCCATCACGGGTGGGGTAACGGCTCCAGCAAAAAGCTTCGACGGCACCGGCGATATCGCCCTGGATGTTACCGAGATCGACGTATCGAAAGCCAACAAGGGCATGCTGCCCGTTGCGCGCGGTGGTTCAGGCCTCGCCTCGGCCACAGCGGGTTCGTTTTTGGTGGGAGCCGGAACGCAGCCCTATGCGCTGCGCACCCCAGCCCAGGTTCTGCAGGACATCTCGGGCGCGCCCCTGAAGTCTCCCGACTTCACGGACCAACCGAAGGCGCCAACCCCTGAGCGCTTCGATAGCAGCAAGCTCATTGCAACCACCGAGTTTGTACAGCGCGCGCTTGGGGGGATGTCCGCCACACGGGTTATCGACGCCAGCCGCGTCCTGAACGCTGACGACGTAAACACCTACTTGGCGGTGGCCGGCGGCGTCACGCTCTCTCTTCCCCCTGTGGCCGCCGTACCTGCCGGCGCTGTGATTGAAATGGGACTGACGGGCAGCGGAATCACCGTCACGTCATCTGAGAACAAGATATTGCTCAACGCCGCCGGAGCGACCACCGGAAGCGTACCCGTGCGCGGCGGATCACATGCGCGCTTCCTTTGCACGGGGAGCTTCTGGATATTCCTAGGACCGGCGAGCTTCGCCTGGGACTCCGGATTTTCCAGTTCTCTGATCACCAACGGCCACCAGGCGCTTCCGAGCGGCTTCATCATTCAGCAGGGGATTACGGGCAACATTTCCCCCGGCTCCAACGTAACAGTGACCCTGCCACGCGCGTTTCCGAACGCGTCGCTCAACTTCTTTGCAAGCGTGACGGTCGCGTCCAACTCGAACACGCCCGCAGGCGTCAGCGGTCAGTTCATTTCTAACACTCAGGGCCGCGTCTATAACTGGAGCGCCAACACGACACTCGCCGCCGCCTGGCTTGCGGTGGGCTTCTGATATCACCAGGATATTCACATGCTCTATTACTCGAAGTCCATGGCGGGGTTCTACGATGAGACCCTGCACGCAACAATCCCGGCGGATGCAACGCCGGTTTCAAACGAGATGCATGCTGATCTCATGTTCATGCAGACCCAAGGAAAGGAGATTGTGGCGGACGCAAACGGAAACCCGATTGCAGTTGACCCCGCACCGCTTACGCCACAACAGCTTGAAGCCGTCGCCCGCGCGCTGCGCGACGAATCGCTAAGCACCACTGATTGGATGGTCGCACGGTATCGCGACGAGATCGACTCAGGGATGGGCTCGACACTCACGGCCGAACAGTTTCGGGAGATTCTGGCTTTCCGGCAGGCGCTCAGGGATTGGCCAGACGATCCCGAGTTTCCAAATCCTGAATCGCAACCGGCCGCACCAGCTTGGCTGGCTTCCGTCCAGGCGCCGTCCTGACTGCGCAACATTTGCACGTTCATTTGTATGACGCGCAGCGACATAGACAAGCCCGTGCGCGCGCGTAGCCAAGCCCCCAGAATTTGAGCGATCCCCGCCCGAGGCAGAGCGGGATTTAGCTCAACTCCCTGAGGGCATTTTCATGGCACTTGATCAATACCACCACGGCGTGCGCGTCATCGAGGCCGACGACGGCACGCGCCCCATCCGCACCGTCTCATCCGCAGTTGTCGGCCTGGTGGCCACGGCAGAAGACGCAGACCCGGATACCTTCCCCCTGAACACACCCATCCTGGCCACCAACATCCTGGCCGCCGCCGGCAAGGCCGGCACCAAAGGCACTTTGGCCCGCTCGCTGGATGTCATCGCCGCCCAGACCAACCCCGCTACCGTTATCGTCCGCGTCGCACAGGGCGCCACCGAGGCCGAAACCACCTCCAACGTTATCGGCGGCGCCGGCAGCGACGGCCGCTACACCGGCCTCAAAGCGCTGCTGGCTGCGCAGAACTCCGGCCCCAAGCTGAAACCCCGCATCATCGGCATTCCGGGACTGGAGAACGCCGCCACCACGGCGGCCCTGGCCGAAACGGCGCAAAAGCTGCGCGGCTTCGGCTATGCGAGTATGAAAGGCTGCGACACCAAGGAAGACGCCGCCGCCTTCCGCGAAGGTTTCGGACAGCGTGAACTCATGCTGATCTGGCCCGAGTTCCTGGGATGGGACACGCGCGCGAACGCCGAAGGCATCATCACCGCGTCGGCCGCCGCGCTGGGCCTGCGCGCCAAGCTGGACAAGGACATCGGCTGGCACAAGGTGCTGTCCAACGTCGCAGTCAACGGCGTCACCGGCATCAGCAAGGACGTCTTCTGGGACTTGCAAGACCCCGCCACCGATGCCGGCTACCTGAACGAGAAGGACATCACCACGCTGGTGAACCGCACCGGCTTTCGCTTCTGGGGTAGCCGCACGTGCGCCGGCCCTACGAGCCTCTTCCCGTTCGAGAACTACACCCGGACCGCGCAGATTCTGGCGGACACGATGGCCGAGGCGCACATGTGGGCTGTGGACGCGCCCCTGCATGCATCGCTGATCAAAGACATCCTGGAAGGGATCAACGCCAAATTCCGCCAGCTCAAGTCCCTGGGCCTGATTATCGACGGCCAGGCCTGGTACGACGAAGAGCCGAACACCAAGGAATCGCTCAAGAGCGGAAAGTTGGTGCTCGACTACGACTACACGCCCGTGCCGCCGCTGGAAGACCTGGGCTTCCGCCAGCGCATCACCGACCGCTATCTGCTGGACTTCGCGCAGCGGATCGCCGCGTAACCCATCCTGCCCAGCGCACGCCCGCGCTGGGCCATCTGCACATTCGGAGCCAATTCCATGGGACTGCCCACCAAGCTCAAAAACATGAACGTCTACAACGACGGCACCAGTTACGCCGGCGTCGCCACGTCCGTCACCCTGCCCAAGCTGACGCGCAAGATGGAAGCGTTTCGCGCCGGCGGCGTCGCGGGCGCCATCAAGGCTGATTTCGGCCTGGATGACGACGCGCTGAAAGTCGAATGGACGTGCGGCGGAAACGTCAAGCAAGTCCTGCAGCAGTATGGCGCGGTGGACGTTGCGGGCGTGCAGCTGCGCTTTGCCCAAGCGTACCAACGCGACGACACCAACGAAGTGACCGCCGTGGAGATCATCGTCCGCGGTCGCCATTCCGAGATCGATCGCGGCGAGTCGAAAGTCGGCGATGACACCGAATTCAAGATCATCACCGAGTGCGTTTACTACAAGGAATCGCACGATGGCCAGACGGTCTTTGAAATCGACCTGGTGAACATGATTCACATGGTCGGCGAGATCGACACCATGCAGGCCATCCGTACCGCCATCGGCCTGTAACCCCCTATTCCTGGAACCATCATGACCGACAAGACCCCTTCGCACATCGACCAACAGCCGCAAGCCCTGACGGCCGCCGTCATCGACACCCTCGACCTGAAATCGGTTGACCTGGACGAACCGATCAAGCGCGCCAGCGGCGACATCGCCCGCCTGCTGATCCGCAAGCCGAAGGCCGGAGCCCTGCGCGGCGTCACGCTCATGGCGCTGGTGCAGGTTGACGTGCAGGCGCTGACCACCGTACTGCCGCGCGTTTGCGAACCCATCCTGACGCCGGCCGAAATCAGGGATCTGGACCCCGCCGACCTGTTGAACGTGGGGGCCACGGTCGCCAGTTTTTTTATGAGCAAGGCGGAACGGCTGGCTATCCAAACTGCGTAGAAGACGCCATGGCGGATATCGCCATGGTCTTTCACTGGCCGCCGGCCGAGATGGATCCGATGGAATTGACCGAGCTGGCCGACTGGCGCGAGCGCGCGCGCGTGCGCTACCAACCCGAGACGTAACAGATGGACAAGGCGTTACAGCTTCGCGTCATCGCGGCCCTGCAGGACAAGCTGTCGGGGCCGCTTCGCAAAATCAAGAGCACCGCCGGCGCCTCCGCCCAGGGCGTCGCCGATCTGCGCGGAAAGCTCAAGCAGCTGACGGCGGCGCAGCGCGAGGTAGGGAATTTCCGCGAGCTGACGCGCGGCCTGCAGACCACCCGCGCTGAACTGGCCACGGCGCAACAGCGCGTAGCCGCCTTGGCCCAGCAGATGCAGGGGGCCACCAATCCCACCCGTGCCATGACGCGGGAATTCAACCAGGCGGTGCGTGCTGCCCAGCAGCTGAAAGAGCGGCACGGCCAACAGTCCGTAGAGCTTCAACGCCTACGGGACAACCTGACGCGCGCGGGCCTTTCCACATCGAACCTGGCGCGGGACGAACGCAACCTGCGCCAGAAGATCGACAACACGTCACAGGCACTGGACAGGCAGACGCGCAAGCTGCAGACCGCCGCTGCACACCATCAGAAACTGGCCACGGCCAAAGAGAAGTACGGCAACGGCAAAGCAGCCGTGGGCGCAATGGCCGGCGCCGGCGCCGCTGGCCTGGCGTCCGGCGGCGCTGCCCTGTACGCGGAATCGCGTTTCATCCGGCCTGGTGTCGAATTCGACGCCAAGATGAGCAAGGTTCAGGCGCTGGCCCGCATCGAGAAGGACAGCGCCGAGATGCAGGCGCTGCGCAAGCAGGCGCGAGACCTCGGCGCCAAAACAATGTTCTCCGCGACGCAGGCGGCGGACGCGCAAGGCTTCTTGGCCATGGCGGGCTTTACCCCCAAAGCCATCCAGGACGCCATGCCCGGTATGCTGTCGCTGGCCAAGGCCGGCGACACCGATCTCGCGCAAACCGCCGACATCGGGTCGAACATCCTTACCGGATTCAAGCTACCAGCCGAACAGATGAACCGCGTGGGCGACGTGCTGACCGGCGCTTTCACGCGGTCCAATACAAGCCTGTACATGCTGGGCGAGACCATGAAGTACGTGGCGCCCGTGGCGGCCGGCGTCGGCCAGGACATCGAGACCGTGGCGGCCATGGCCGGCAAGCTGGGCGACGCGGGCATTCAGGGCAGCATGGGCGGCACCGCATTGCGGGCGGTCATTGGCCGCTTGGCCGCACCGCCGAAGGCCGCCGCCGACGCCTTGAACAAGTTGAACATCAAAACGAAGGACGCCAAGGGCAATCTGCGGCAGCTTCCCGACATCCTGGCCGAGCTGTACAAGAAGACGGCGAAAATGGGCAACGCCCAGCGCTCGGGCATCTTCAAGCACATCGCCGGCGAGGAAGCATTCAGCGGCCTGCAGGTGCTGGTGGAACAAGCCGGCACGGGCGAGCTGCAGAAGTTCGTCGCCATATTGAAGAAGGCCGCCGGCGAAGCGGACAAGACGGCCGGCACCATGGCCGACAACCTCACCGGCGATCTGGACGAGCTGAAAAGCGCCTGGGAGGATGTCGGCATCCAGACCGAAGAACTGCACGATAAGACGCTGCGCCGCCTCACCAAAGGCCTGGCGGGCGTCGTGAGTGCCGTGGGCGATTGGATGAAGGCCAACCCGCAGATTGCCCGCGCGCTAACCGCCACAGCCGCCGTCATCGCCGGCCTGGTCGCAGCTTTCGGCGCGCTCACGCTCGCGCTGGCCGCTGTGCTAGGGCCGTTCATCGTGGTGCGCTACGGGTTGTCCATGCTCGGTATCCAGAGCGGCAGTCTGATTGGCGTGCTGTTCAACTTGGCCAAGGGCGGCTTTGGGCTCCTGGGAAGCGCCATCGTGTCCGTGGGAAAACTGCTGCTCGGCAATCCCATCGTGCTGGCTGTCGCGGCCATCGCTGGCGCCGCGTATCTTATCTACCAGTACTGGACGCCGATCAAGGCGTTTTTCTCCGATCTCTGGGGGCAGGTCACCGCGGCGTTTGATTCGGCCATGGCGTGGCTGGGCCAACTGCTGGCCGCCCTGAATCCCATACCGATACTCTCCGCCGCCTGGAACGGGCTGACGACATTCTTTTCCGACATATGGGAATCCGTGAAGGTGGCCTTCGATGGCGGCCTGACCGGCCTTGGAGCGATGCTGGCCAACTGGTCGCCCCTGGGGCTGCTCTATCAGGCCATCACCGGCGCGCTGGGGACATTGGGCCTTGAGCTGCCCGGCAACTTCACACAATTCGGCTCGATGCTGATCCAGGGCTTGATCAACGGCATTTCCAGCATGGCCGGGGCGCTCAAGGAATCGATTTCCAACATCGGTACGGGTATCGTCGGCTGGTTCAAGGAAAAACTTGGCATTCACTCGCCCAGCCGGGTATTTGCCCAGATGGGCGGCTTTGTGTCCGAAGGCGCCGCTGTCGGCATCGAGGCGGGCCAGCCGGCCGCCGTAAAGGCCGCCCAAGCGCTCGCGGCATCCGTGGCCATTGGTGGGGCCATGTTGCCTGCCTCGGGCGCTCTGGCGTCCCCTGGCGGCCTGCTGGCAGCACCCGCCGGCATGGTCACCGATGCTGGCACCCTGGCGCGCATCGATCACCGGCCCGCCATGGCCGCCAACGCAGCGGGCGGCCGCTCAATCATGATCCAGGGCGACACGATCACCATCCACATCAGCGGCGCCGGCGCCGGCGCGCAGGACATCGCGCGCGCGGTGGACGATGCCCTGCGCCGGCGCGATGCCGACAAGGCCGCGCGCCTGCGCTCCGCCTACTACGACAACGAATAGGACACCACCACCATGATGATGGCCCTAGGCATGTTCATTTTTGGCCTGCCCACCGCTGCCTACCAGACCCTCAAGCGGCAGACGGAATGGCGGCATCCGTCGAACTCGCGCATGGGCGCGGGTCCGGCCTATCAGTTCGTGGGGAAGGGAGAAGACACCATCACCCTGTCGGGAACCATCATCCCCCAGCTGTTCGGCACAACCGGCGCCATCCGCTTGCTGCGCCGTATGGGCGACACGGGCAAGGCCTATGTCATGGTGGATGGCATCGGCACCGTCTACGGCGCCTTCATCATCACCGGCCTGGATGAAGAGGGGTCGATGTTCGTGGTGAACGGCCTGCCGCAGAAGACGGATTTCACCCTCACGCTCAAGTGCGTGGACGATTCGCAGGCGCGGCCGCTGCTGGATGACCTGCAGATTCCTATCGACACCATGGACGGCTCTATCGCCGGCTGGGGGCTTTGATGTTCGCGGCTCTATCCGAGGGCGTGCAGCGCGGCCGCACCGAGTACCCGGCGCCCCGCTGGCGCGTCCTGCTTGGCGATCAGGATGTCACCGGCAAGCTCGCGCCGCGTCTGGTCAGCCTGTCCATCACCGAATGCCGTTCGGAACAGGCCGACCAACTCGATATCACCCTGAGCGACCATGATGGGCTGCTGGAGCTGCCGCGCCGTGGCGTGGTCGTGCGGGTCTTTCTCGGCTGGAGCGATTCGCGCGGCATGGTCGATAAAGGGACGTTCGAGGTGGACGAAGTGGAGTTTTCCGGGCCGCCAGATGTCATCACGCTGCGCGCCCGCAGCGCAGACATGAGCAACGCGCTGCGCACGCGCGCCACGCGCAGTTTCCACAAGGCCACTATCAAAGCCATCGTGGAGACCATCGCCAAGGCGCACAAGCTCGCGCCCGTGGTTGGCTCGTTCGGCGCAACGAAAATCGCGCACATCGACCAGACCGACGAATCAGACCTGGCGTTTCTGAATCGCATTGGCAAGCGCTACGACGCCGTGGCCACCATCAAAGAAGGAAAGCTGCTGTTCCTGCCCATCGCCAACGGAGGCACGGCCAGCGGCAAGGAGATGCCCACCATCGAGCTGACGCGACGGGACGGCGACGCCATACGCTACCAAGTCGCGGACCGCGATTCGTACACCGGGGTACATGCGTCCTGGCAGGACAAGGGCAAGGCCAAACGCCGGCATGTCCTGGCGGGCGTGATCGGCAACGCCAAGCGCCTGCGGCAACTTTATGCGAGCGAAGAGGACGCGTTAGAGGCAGCTCGCGCTGAATGGGCACGCCTGCAGCGCGGCACCGCCACGCTGCGTTTTGAGCTGGCCTATGGTCGGCCGGACCTGACGCCGCAGGCCAAGGTCCGCATGCTTGGCACCAAACCGCTTATCAGCTCCACCGTGTGGCTGCTATCGCGTGTGACGCACAAGCTGGACGATGGCGGGCTGACGACCAGCGCAGAGGCTGAAACCGTCGAGTCACGCAAAGAAAGCGACAACCACGATCAGGACGTAGGCGACGACGCGCCAGGCCAAGGGGATGGCGTCGAAGACTGACGCGCTACGCGCTCCCGCGCCTAGCGTCACAACAACGTTTAGCCCGGAAAGCTGAATGTTGTTGGAGCCGTCTATTTCCTGCCTTAACGCCGCATGCTGATGCGCCTGGATGTTCGCATTGCCGCGTGCCATCTGCACCAGCTCAGACGCTTGGCCTCCCCCGTCGACTGTTGCCGCTGCCGGAAGCCTTTCGGCGACCGGGTCGGCTTCGCGCAGCGTCTGCAGCAGCGTACGCAGCACGTCACCACCAGGGGAACTAGTCATAACCGGATTGCGCCGCAGGTGCAGCACCTTGGCGTGGGGGTGTTCCTTGTCTTGCATTTTTTCTCTTCCTTCTTTGCAAACACCGGCATCGCGCGGGCCTGCGCCGTGTGCCTGCCTGCGGCCCCATGCCGACCTTGTGCGGGGCTGGCGCGCAGACTAGGGGAAGAGAGTCCGGAAGGCTACGCGGCCAGTTGCATGACCAGCTCGGCTAGATGGCTCTTGTCGGCGCCAACCTGCGCTTTGCTCGCTTTGTAGAGCGCTTCTGCAGCCTTTCGCTTTTTCTCGGGGGACAGTGTGCGCCCGACCTGTGCAAGCGCCCTATCCAGCGTTTCCCACGCGTCCGCCATTCGCTGCAACTCCGCGTCCACCTGCTCGACCTCATAGCGTCGCCCCGTAACGATGTAGAGCACGTCCACACCTCGCCCGTCGATGGCCGCCAGAAACTCAGCGTTCGGCACCTGCCCGCCCTTTTCCCATTCGATCTGCGAACGCTTGGACGCGCCACCCAACGCGGCGAAGTCCTGTTGCGTCATGCCCAGGCGCTCGCGCTCCTCTTTCAATCTGGCCCCGATTTCTATACGCATAATTCTGCACTCCGCATATTGACAGGTGCAGATTTCTGCACCAGAATCACACTGTCCTGTAGTCAAACACAGTGTAACGCCATGAGACATACTCAAACACCAAAACGAAATGCAGATTCCTGCACCGTTCGCCAGTTGGTCGGCCTCCGGATGCCCGTCCCTGAGCATGACGAATGCAAGGTGCTGGCCGCGAAAGAAGAGCGATCGGTCGCGCAATTCGCGTTGATGATCTATCGCCTTGGCCTCGCGACCTACAAGAAACAGGCCAGCAAGAGCCGGCGGGGTGCGGCATGAATGTGTTGAGCCAGCACTGCCCGCACTGCGGCACATCGGCGACGGTGCGGACCAGCGAGCGGCTATCGGACACAATGCGCGTCCTCTACTTCCAGTGCCGGGAACTGACCTGCGGTCATACCTGGAAGTCCCATTTGGAAGCGGTCTGCACCATCACCCCGCCGGCCATTCCGAATCCACGCGTCAACCTGCCCCTCTCCCCCCGCAGCGAACTGCTGTTGCGCCGCGCCTCGGCGCACTCCGATCCACGACAACTGAGCCTAGACCACCATGAATAGCCAGCGCCTTGCCCTAGTGAATGGGTCCTCCACGAACTGGAATCGCAACTTCCTTGCCGACCAGGCGCATCAATTCCTGGCCCTGGAGAAAGACAACGGCGCCACGATGCCCGGCCCCCGTGATAACCAGTTGTTGGAGCGTTGCGTGGCGCACCTGATGGCGGTGGCCAACTGCTCGCAACGCACCGCCGAGACCGAAGCAGCGAAGGCCATCGCAGAAGTCGGCAGTCGCTCCAGCCCGGTCAACTTCGACATGGACCGCAGCACCAGCCACGCGCTGTTTGTCGTTGACCGCGCCACCGGCCGCACTCGCGTTCTTTCCTCGGTGGAAATCGCCCACCTCCTGAGCGCCCAGGAAGCTGCCGCCCTGGCGCTGTAGCACCTCTACCTACCCCCACGTCCTACCGCCTTGCCGGCGGGCGCATCTGCGCTCGTCGCGGGGAACTGTTTTCCGAAGGAATCGAATATGCCTGCCATCCCCGTGCATGCCCGCATCGAAACACACATGAACGATGACGAGGTGAAGGCCTTGGCCAAGCTCACCGAATATCTGGTGCGCGGCGCCTATGAGCCGGGCCAATCCCTGTTCCTGACGGCCTCGGCCGGCGATACCGTTCTGTCCGGCCATATGCTTACCGCCGCCTGCGCCGTTCACGCCGCCGCCATGCGCACCCTGCGCGAACGCAACCTGATGGCGTAATCATGAAGCCCGATATTCACCGCGACGTTATGTCCCGCCTCGCGGACTTCGAGTTCAAAGAGCGACAGGGCTGGCTTCGCCAGGGCATCTGCCCCGCTTGCAAGAAGCGCGAGGTATACACGCACGCAGACCACCCCTGGGTGCTGCGTTGCGGCCGCCTCGATAAATGCGGCTGGGAAGGCCATGTAAAAGAGCTGTTCTCGGACATTTTTGAACACTGGTCGAAGCGCTACGCCGAGGACATGAAGACCAATCCGCACGCGGCCGCTGACGCCTACCTGGCGCACGCCCGCGGCTTCGACGTAGCCCGGCTGGCCGGCTGCTACACGCAAGAGACATATCACGATCGAGCGCGCAATCTCGTTTCCGCAACAGTTCGCTTCCCTGTGGGCCGCACGTATTGGGAACGCCTGATAGATGAGCCGGGACGGTTCGGTAAGCAGAAGGCCCGCTTCCAGCCCGGTGGCAGCTACATGGGCGAGTGGTGGACGCCGCCCGGATTCGACCCCGCCAAGGTCGCAGAGCTGTGGCTTGTTGAAGGCATCTTTGATGCGATCGCCCTATGGTTGATCGGCATCCAGGCCGCCGCCACAATGTCGTGCAACAACTATCCATCCAGCGCACTGCGCGCGCTCGCAGACGCACGCCCCAACAATCTGCCGCATCTGGTCTGGGCATTGGACGGCGACGCCGCCGGCCGGCGCTTCACGCGCAAGCACGCCGAACGCGCTACCGAAGACGGCTGGACGTGCAAGGCGGCCATCATCCCGCAGGACGGGAAGCGTAAACGCGACTGGAACGACCTCTACCAGCTCGACCAACACGCGCCTGAGGGCGCCCCGCGCCGCCTGTCCCAAGAAGGCCGCAAGCTGTACCTGCACCATGGGGCGGTGCTGCTGGCGCGTAGTGCCACCGAAAAGGCCCTGCTGCTGTATGAACACGACAACAGCCGGACGGAGTTTGATTTCGAGTTCGGCAAGCGCCTGTATTGGTTCCGGATGGATATCGACGCCTACCAAAAGGCGATGGATCGGATCGGCAAAGAGGCGACGGAGCAACTTGCATCCGACGAGCTGCGCGCGCTCGCACTGCGCGAGGCGGGAGGCATTCGCTCCATTTCAAACTGCTACCCCACGCCCCTGTACTTCCAAGAAAACAAGCTCACGGACGAAAGCTGGTATTACTTCCGCGTGGAGTTCCCGCACGACGGGCCGCCCGTGAAGAACACCTTCACATCGTCCCAGGTGTCCACCGCCAGCGAGTTCAAGAAGCGCCTCTTGGCCATCGCCCCGGGCGCCATGTTCTCGGGCCAAGGCCATCACCTCGACAGGATGATGGAGCGCCGCCTTTACAACATCAAGCGCGTGGAGACGGTGGATTTCATCGGCTACAGCCGCGAGCATGGCGCGTACATCCTTGGCGCGCTGGCGGTGAAGGACGGCACGATTTATGAGGTGAACGAAGAGGACTTCTTCGACATCGGCCGCCTTTCGGTCAAAAGTCTGAATCAGTCCGTCACGCTGACTGTGAACGGCGACCCGCACGAATACAAGGCGGAATGGCTGCAGCACATCTGGACCGCCTTCGGCGCTAAGGGCATCGTGACACTGGCGTTCTGGTTCGGCTCGCTATTTGCCGAACAGATCCGCGCGCACCAGAAAAGCTATCCCTTTCTGGAAGTCGTGGGCGAGGCAGGCTCGGGCAAGTCAACGCTGATTGAGTTCCTGTGGAAGCTGTTCGGACGGACTGATTACGAGGGCTTCGACCCGTCCAAGTCCACGACGCCGGCGCGCGCGCGCAACTTCGCCCAGGTCGCAGGCCTTCCCGTGGTGCTGATCGAATCCGACCGGGAGCGCCTGGGCGAAGAGAAATCGCATGTGAAGTCTTTTGATTGGGACGAGCTGAAAACCGCCTACAACGGCCGCAGCATCCGTTCTCGCGGCGTGGCCAACGGCGGCAACGAGACCTACGAACCGCCGTTCCGAGGATCCATTGTCATCTCGCAAAACAACGAGGTGAACGCGTCCGAAGCCATCCTGTCTCGCATCGTGCATATCAACATCGACCGGGCCGGCCAGAACGCCAAGACGTTGGCCGCCGCCGTCGCGCTGGAGACCACGCCTACCAGCGATGTATCCGGCTTCATTCTGGCGGCGACCAAGCGCGAGGAAAAAGTCTTGGAGACCGTGTTTTCGCGATATCAGGATCACGTTGACGCTTTGCGTGAACGTGGCGATATCAAGATGACCCGCATCATGAAATGCCATGCGCAGCTGCTGGCCGTCCTGGATGCGCTTCGCCTGGTGGTTCGGCTGACCGATGAGCAATACCAGGCGGCCGCCGACCTCATCGGCACGATGGCGGCCGAGCGGCAGCTGGTCATCAATGCGGACCATCCCATCGTGCAGGGATTCTGGGAGGCTTACACCTATCTCAACGGCGACGACGAGATGGCGCCCCAGCTCAACCACTCTTGCAACGACGAAGAGATTGCGGTCAACCTGAATCACTTCATCGAGGCCGCAGCCACGCACCGCCAGCAGGTGCCAGCGTTGAGCGATTTGAAGAAGGTTCTACGCACCAGCCGTCAGCACAAGTTCCTGGAGGTGAAGACCGTCAAGAGCCGCATTCGTCAGAACGCGAGCCAGGCCGGCACCACCAAGGCCACGACGGTGCATTGCTGGGTCTTCCGGAAGGGGGCATGACGATGCACAAGCCTACGCTTCCCCAGCTCGCGCAGGCGCACGCGGCCGCGCGCCTTCGCGGCACGCTTGCGGATGCCCTGCGCTCGCCGGCGCTCGCCCGCTGCCTTGAAATCACAGCGCAGGCGATGATCCAGCCTCGCGCCGTCCAGCTTCGACCGCCGTCGGCGCCCCCCCCCGCCGCTCTTCGTCCGCCATCACCAGCCCCCCGCCCCGTACCGCCTCGCTGCGATTTCAAGCGTGCCAGCGCGGCTGACCAGGATGAATCCGAATGACCGAAAAACAGATTGCCCCCACCGCCGCGTCCACGGCGATCATCTTGTATTTGCGCTACGGACGTATGCGCTTGACCATGAGCGAACTCGCCACCGAGCTGGGCATTAAGGAAGGCTCATTGCGTAATCTGATCTCGGACGACAAATGCGCAGTGGCCACCTACACCGAGGGCCGCAACCGATACGCCGATGTGCGGGCAGTTGGTGAATATCTCGACCAGCGTTACCGTGAGGCCTCGCTGATCTGTGACCGTTAGGCCACGCGCTTCGGCATCGGCAGGACTTTGTTATGGAGTCCTGCCGGGTCGATCTGGGTGTACCGCTTGAGCTGGCGCCAGTCCTTATGGCCGGAGACCGCCGCCACTTCCGGAATCTGCCAGCCGGCCTCAAAAAGACTGCTTACCGCTTCATGACGCATGTCGTGGAAATGCAGGTCTTTGATTTCCAGCGTCACACACGTCCGCGTGAATAGCTGGCTCACCGTGGCGGCACGGTACGGGAATATCCGGCCATCGGGCGTATCGCGCGGCTGTCGATCAATGGCCGCCCAGGCCTCGCCCAGCAGCGGTATGGGTTGATCGTTCCCGACCTTCTGCTTCGGGTGCTTGCGGTCCCGCACGATGATCAGCTTTCGGACATCGTCCATATCCGCCCAGCGAATGCGGAAAATCTCACCCTGGCGCAGCCCGGTATTGATAGCCACCGTCAGCACATCCACCATATAGGGGAAGTGCTCGGCGAAATATGCGTAGAGCTGTTCCAGCTCCTTGGCCGTGGGTCGACGGTCGCGCTTGTTGCCTGGGCCGATCAGTCCAAAATGGTGCAGGGTTGGCCGGGCGTCTCCCACCGGGTCGCCGATGCGCAAGTTGAGGATGCTCTTGGTGTGCCGGATCGCGGTCCCGAGCTTGGACATGTGCATGTTCACCGTGTACGGCCCGGCGCCGGCGCGCTGGCGGCGCTGGCACCAGGTCACCAGGTGCGAGGTGGCCAGCTTCTCAAGTTTCACCTGCCCCAGCCCGTCGTCCTCGGCCGCCAGGTGCTTAAGCATGTAGTCCTCATTGGACTTGGGCTTGATCGGGCGGCCCGATTCGGCGCGCAGCTCGCGGTACTTCTCTATCAGCTTGGCCACCGTCATGGACGCGGTTTCGGCCGAGCTTCCCTCGATCTCCAAGGCCCAACGCTGGGCCTCGATTTTGGTCTCAAACGTCCTGCTGATAGACTTGCGTCCTGCCTTGCGTACCTGGGCGCGCCACTTGGCGCCGATCTTGACTATCGCGGCCAT